GAAGTTGGTAAAGCCAAGGATGCTTTAGCCGAGCAAGAACAGAGTAAGTATCAAGAGATTCAAGCGCAGGCGCAAGCCGAGCACTTTGAGCGAATCCGAGCGGTACACCCTGACGTCGATCAACTTATTGATACGGCAGACTGGTTGAACTGGTTAGAGGAAGCAGATTCTCAGACGAAGACTTGGATACAAGAAGGTTCGTCAAATGATGTGAACTCCGTCCTTAGTAGGTTTAAGGCTGATATGGGGCAACCAGCTCCCACGCTGCAAGAGCAGGCTCTTGAGCGGGCTAAGACGGTTGCAGAACCGAAGATGCCCAAGGCTCGAAAGTCACAAATTAAAGGCGAAAAGAAACACTGGACCGTCGATGAGATTATGAGGATGCCAAACAAAGTGTTTGAAAAGCATCAAACAGAAATACTCAAAGCGATGGAGAGTGGGTCGATACGCCGCTAATCTCTTGTGAGGTAATAAAATGTCTTTTTCACAATTTTCAACGGGTGCTACATCTGAAGTAAACTTTATCCCAGAGGTGTTTTCCAAACTCCTTCAGGCTAAGTTCTACAGCAAATCAATTCTGCCCGAAATCTCTAACACCGACTATGAAGGTGAAATCTCTGGTCAGGGCGATAAAGTTGTTATCCGTACAGTTCCGGCTGTAACTATCAACGACTACGCTGGCACTATCACTACTCAAGAGCTGACTACTGCTAAAGTAGAAATGCTCATCGATAAAGCTAAGTACTACAGCTTTAAAGTAGACGATGTGTTGGCAGCTCAGGCTGATATCAACATGTTGGAAGGCGCTTCTAGCGATGCTTCTGAAGGTATGCGTATTGCTGTTGAGACTGAAGTTCTTGCTGGCGCTGTAACTGGTGCTACTACTATCGGTTCACAAACTGACGTAACTACTTCTAACATCCTAGAAAACATCTTGACCATGTCTAAGCAGTTAGACGAGTTGAACATCCCAGAAGAAGGTCGTTTCATCGTTCTTTCTCCTGAGTACATCTCAATGCTTAAGCAGTCAGAGCTGCGTCAGGCTTACCTGACTGGCGATGCTACTTCACCTCTCCGTAACGGTATGGTGGGTATGGTTGACCGCTTCAAGGTTTTCCAAAGCAACATGGTTTACAAGCCAGCATCTGGCGGCGACGCGGGTTACACCCACGTTCTTGCCGGTCACCCTAAAGCGTTGTCCTTCGCGTCACAGTTCACTAACACTGAAACTGTTCGCATGGAAAGCACTTTCGGCGATCAAGTACGTGGTCTGAAAGTTTACGGCTCTAAGGTCGTTACTCCAGACGCGCTTGTAGTTGGTAAGTGGAACTAAGGTAGACCAATAATCGGGGGAGGGAAACCTCCCCCTTTTTGGCGAGACACTTATGAAAAAAACTAACACGAAGAAAGACGAAGTATTCCTTCAAGCCAAAGAGGACTTTGGTGTAAAGCTGGATCGAAGGTTGACGCTCGCGCAGCTGGAAGAGCAGGTGCAACAGCTAGCTAAGAACAAGGCGAACCCGCAGCCAGTTGAGAAAGAACTCGTCCCCAAGCGGGTTAAAAATGTAATTACCGGAAATGAGTTTGAGTACAACCCGATATTCAAAAACAACCCCGATTTGCAAGTAATTGAGTGGGAGACAGACAATGGCTGACACAAAAGTAGTAGATATTTTAGATCGGGCTGGGATTATCTTGCAGGATAATACGAATGTCCGGTTTCCAAACTCAGAGCTTTTAAAGTTCTTTAACGACGCTCAAAAAGAAGTTGTGCTGCATCGCCCAGACGCAAAGATGGTAAACACCACCTATAACTGCGTCGATGGCAGTAAGCAGACTCTTCCAAGCGCGGCGTTAAGGTTAATTGAAATAGTACGAAACGTGGGCGGTCGCGCCGTTACTCAGGTACAGAGACGCATCCTAGATGAGACTTTACCTAACTGGCACGAGACGACAGCTGGCACGAACAAGATTGAGCACTTTGTTTATGACCCAGCTGACCCCAAGAACTTTTATGTTTACCCTAAAGGCGCTGCTGGCACGCACAGTCTAGAGATCGTGTATTCCTCAGCCCCTACAGAGATATCGATATCTAATTTCGAAACAGATACAACTACAATTAGCCTAGACGATGTTTACGCTAACTGTATCTTAGATTACATCCTGTATCGGTCGTACCAAAAAGACTCTGAGTTTGCTGGTAACGCGCAGCGAGCAATGATGCACTATCAGAGCTTTGCTAACGCGTTAGGCGTAAAAACGCAGGCTGACGGCGCAACAACCCCAATGCCAGCTTCAGTTAGCGCGGTTGGTGCTGCCTAATGAAGTATTCTGATTTTTCTCTGTACGTGCGCCCTGAAGCGCAAGGTGCTCCAGACTTTCTTATAGAGCGCTCGGTACGTGACTCGGCAATTGATTTTTGTTCAAGAACAGATATCTATATTCCTGAGCCTGAGTTCATCACCATTATTGCAGGTGTAAATGAGTACGCAGTATCGCTGCCATCTGGCACGGAGTTAAATCACATACTTGATATATTCAACGACAAAGCAGCGTTGAACCCTATAAGCTACAGCCAGTTGCTGCTTCGGCTGGGCGATGAAAATACTCGGGGAACCCCCGCTTATTACGCCCAAAGAGACAACGCTGACTTCTATCTAGCCCCTATCCCCGCAGCTGCTGATTCGTTCAGGGTTCTGTATTCAGTTAAGCCAACATCCTCTAGCTCAAGCATTCCAGACAGCGTAGGTAAGGAGCACAGAGAAACTATCGCTCACGGCGCTTTGTATCGCTTGCAGATGATGTCTGGACAACCTTGGTCTAATCCTAGTGCAGCAGGCGTTAACCAGCAGCTCTTCGAGAGGGGTGTGGGCAAAGTTATCCGACAAGTGAAGTACGGGTTCAGTGGTGGCTCGTTGACTTGTAAACCGAGGGCATTTATCTAATGGCATATCTTACGACCATCGATCTTGTTCAGGGGGACCAGCTTCCTGAGATCGAGATGACTCTTAAAGACAGTAACTCCGCAGCTGCTGGCGCAGTACTTGACTCTGATGATGCAAATACGTTTGCTCCGCTCGACCTTACGGGAGGCTCTGTAAGGATGCGCGTAAGGACTGTTGGGCAGACAGGTCTGATTGACACCTTGCTTGGAACCCTCACAGCTCCCACAGAGGGTAAAGTAACTTTTGTGTTCGATAGCGATACGCTTGACACAACAGGTATTCTGGAAGGTGAGGTCGAGTTCACAGACTCAAACGGTCGAACTCAAACTGTAATCGATTTAATAAAATTTAAAGTACGATCACAGTTCGGTTAACAGCCGATGGCTATACATGCTTCCGTAAAGTATCGATCCTTAAGGGCTGGTGTTACACACAGGAAGCTCCAATTAGACGCATCCATCCAGAAGACATCTGCTGTCGTTGTACAGCAGAACGTCGTTGCATCAATAACAAGCAGGAAAGTTGCAGCAGAAATCATCTTTGCCAAGCTAACCGCTGTCACTAATTGGCAAAACCTTTATCTTCATGATGTTCATGTAAACGCTGAAAGAACTATATACCTACTAGATGATGCGTATGCGTTCTTAGATTCAACTGTATTTGCTGTAGATAAAGGGCTTAACGATAGCTTTGGCTTCTCTTCTGAGCCTGCATTTACTGTAGGCAAACAGCTGTCAGACACCGCGCCCCTTTCTGACTTTGCAAGGTTGCACCCTGAGAAAGTTGCTACTGATGATTTTAACTTTCTTGACAGCGCAACTGTTGATGCGAGTCTAGCTAAGTTTGACAGTTTTGGTTTTACTGAAAACGTACACAAGCTGCTTACGTTTATACGTCAGTTCAGCAGCCCAGTAGGCATTACAGAGTCTATATCTTTAGAGGCTAATAAAGCGCGGAGCGATAGCTTTGGCTTTACAGATTCTGCGGTAAAACACCCAAACAAAGGTGTGGTCGATTCTACCGCCTTTACGGACACACAGTCTTTTGAGGTCAATTCACTGGCTCAGTCTGGTTTGGCGTTTTTTGATCAGCTCGTCGTTACAAGGCAGCCTTACAACTTTGTATTCACGCAAAACAGAAACGTCGTTAGCGTGACGGGGCAGCCAGAGGATTCGCTTGCGTTTTCTGATGTTATTGACGCCTTCGCTGTATCCAAGAATTTGCAAGACTACTTTGCACTGGATGATTTTGCACAAATAAACAAAGACGTTGGAGGTGTTAAGACCAACGTATTTGGGTTAACCGAGCACTTAGAGTCTAGTGTTGGCAAGGTTATCGATAACGACCTTTTCAGCTTTAATGATCAACCGTCAATGCTTTCAGTAAAAGCTGTGGCGGACACGCTGGAGATATCAGAGGCGCTGGGCTTCCACTCGTCGCGGCTATCTACAGATGAAGCCACCTTGAGTGACGTGGCAATAATGTCTACTAGCAAGGTTAAGGCTGACAGCTTAAGTATGACCGATACGGCAGCTTCGGGTGTCGGCAAAGCCATTGAAAATCAATTATTTAGCTTGACCGATGAAGCATTATTTGCTTTGTCAAAACCTGTTGCAGACTCTATAATGGTAGAAGATTTGTTGACTTCTCATGCGTCGAAGTCAGCTACAGATACAACCACGCTAAATGACGCAGCGACACTGTCTTCATGGATCGGAAAATCTGACAGTACAACTATTGTCGATTCTCTTGATGTTGAGCATGTAATAACTGGTGCCCTCCTTAATCAAGCATTGATCGGCAATATTATATTGAATGCTGATTAATCTGGAGACATACCATGATCGTTGATCATCTAAAGTTAAAGGGGCATCTCACTGTTAACTTAATAGCAGAAGACGGCTCTATCAAAGAAACACAATCAATACCTAACCTAGTAGTAACTACCGGCAAGGTCTTCGTCGCAGCTCGTATGGCTGGAACGTCTGCTAATGTCATGAGTCATATGGCTATCGGCACGTCCAACACTGCGGCAGCGTCTGGAGATACCACTCTTGGTTCAGAAGTTGCCCGAGTAGCGCTTACTAGCACTACTGCCAACTCGAATGACGTAACTTACGTGGCGACCTTCCCAGCTAATACGCCATCGTCTGCTGCTGGTGTAGTTGAGGCTGCTATCCTCAATGCTAGCTCCAACGGAACAATGCTTTGCAGGACGGTTTTCAGCGTCATCAACAAAGCCCCTACAGATAGCCTCAGCATCACTTGGGTAGTTTCAGCTAGCTAGGAGCCATAAATGGCGATTCAGTTCTCGAACCTAGCTAGCACTACGCTGGCTAGTGGCGTTTCCTCTACGGCAACGTCTATTAGTGTTACCAGCGCATCTTCATTCCCTTCCTTGGGGAGTGGAGATTACTTCTATGCGACTTTGGGGGCTGGGTCTGGTTCGGAAATCGTCAAGGTTACTGGGATATCGGGCACCACATTTACTGTGGTCCGTGGTCAGGATGACACCACAGCTGTCAGTCATTCG